GCAGCCTTTGGTGCAGCCTTTGGTTCTTCTGTTTTTGGTGCAACTTTCGGTGCAGCTTTCTTTCCTTTTGTCGATTTTAAAATTGCCATGGTTCCTTTTCTTCCTTAGTGCAAACAAAAGAGGGGGTGCACTAGGCACCCCCTCGATTACTGTGCCTGGGGCTCAGCGATCTATTAGATCACGTTGAGATCCAGGATGGTGACCGTACCGTAGAAGTCGGAGCGAACCATCTTCTTACCGTACCGAGTCATGACGCCCTTACGAGGCGTGAAGTCCTCGGGAGCAAAGATGGTCGGTGTGACGATGAGCGGCACATACGGAGCGTACACGTATCCGGTCTCGAGGTAGCTGCCTCCCTTGTACCCAACAAGAACCTTGTTGCGTGGGAAGTAGGGGTCCTTATAGACCGTGAAGCGGTTGCTCAGCTGGCCGGCCTTCTCAGCGCCAATGGTCAGTGGAGCACCAACCTGTCCGTCACTGTCGATGCTGTAGTCCGGTCGATACAGGACTGAGGCCTCGAGGATGGTGGCGACGTCCGGACCGACAACAACGAAGTTGGCAGCGCCACGGAGCGTCTTACGGTGGATGGTGTTCGCGCAGTCGATAATGGTCTCGACCAGGGTCTCGTACCACTCACGGACCGTGCCCGTAAAGGCGGGACCGGGCTCGAGGCTGGTGCCGCGAGAGATGAGCGCGCCGGTCTCCTTATTGACGAACTTGCCGGGAGCACGCGACCAGAACAGGGTCGCGCCGTTGGCCTGTGTGAGCAGGTCATTGAGGATCTCACGGTCGAGCTCAAGGGCAATCTGCTCCGAGAGAATCTGTGTGAGCTCCACCTCAGCGTCGATGCTGTGATAGGCGTTGAGGTCCTGTGCAAGCTCAGGCGACCAGCGAGCACGCAACTTGCGTGTCACGGCCGTCACGGCAATGCTCTCAATCTTGATGTCAATCTCCGGAATGATCGGAGCCGGCGAAGTGTTGAAATCCGACTCAAAGGTCGGGATGACCAGCGTCGAGCCGTCGCCGTCGCCGGTGGGGAACCCAGGGGTCACCGGGAAGGAGACTCCAAAGTTCGCGGCCGCGCCCGCGGGGGTGATACTGCTCTGGTCGCAATTTCCAGATACGACCATCAGCAGGTGGGCATTGGTCGTGGTCACAGTCGCCAGTGGGTCGGCAACAAAGCCGGTGGCAGCAGTGTACGTGCCGACCTGATTGAGTCGGCGCACATTGAGCACTGAGCCGCCCTGGATTGCGCCAGGATCGCCCGAGCCCGTGAGCTTTCGGACACACTCAAACGTGGCTGTGGTGAGCTGGGGCCTCACGCCGGGCTCTGCAAATAGACCGAACTCCTTGGCCTGTGTGAGATCGCACTGCGTCAGCGCGTTTGCCGCTGAGTTGAGTGTAGCGCCGGTGGCGCCCAGGCTAAGAATGAAGAACTGGAACGCCGAGCCGCCCGGGTTGTTGAGAACACCCGGGTCGCTGCCCTTCTCAATGAGGTTGGTGATCTGTGGGTCGAACTGCAGGAGACGGCCGTCGGTGCCCGTGGCGTAACACTGTGTGCCGGCAGTCAGCGTGGACGATGCGACGCCGGCGCCGTTATTAAACGCACCGGCAACATAGACGGTCGTGGGGCTGCCCCAGGTGATCAGGGCATCCTGAGCGCGCGAGTAGCCAGAGCCTGCAAGGTCGTACTGACCGCCGACGCCGAGCGAGCCGGACTGTATGCCCTTGCCCGTGGGCAGGTTATAAATAGACTGTCCCGGGATGTAGGTGGCAGCAGTTGCCGCGGCACCGGTCGAGTTGTTAGTATCGCCACCGACGTTTGTACCGTACGTGTAGTCCAGGTAGAAGAGCAGCCCGGAGGGCAGGCTCATCGGCTGGATGGACACGAGCTCATTGGCAACGAGGCCACCAAAGACACGTCGAACCAACGGAAATGCGATGTTGGTGAAGCCGCGGAGGTCACCGCTGGAAACGTTCGCGGCGCCGCCGGTTGAGATGGAATTCTGCTCTCGCAGGAGCTGAGCTGCCTGGTTTTCCAGGAGCGCTGCCATATTCTCGCGGGTTGTGCCCTCAAGGCCCCGCAGGAGCCCGGTGCGGGCCCACTTCTGAGTCAGTCTGGCGTTCGAAGAGCCTAAATGGCGCTGTCGGATGCCCTCAGTCAATTGGTTAAGTGTGAATCTCTTACTCATTTTTGTTTCCCCTTGGGTGTTAGATTTGTTGGTTATTTTCCGTTCTTATCAGGAAGGCCTGCAAGAACTGCCCAACGATCCACGCTTCCAGCACCCTCTGTTATCGGCTGGGCCGAACGTGCTGATTTTGAGGCTGATCCGAGCGTCCTGCGAACACGGCTCTCCGAGAGGTTACCCCTCTTGTTGAGCGATGCCGTCAGGCTCTTGTACAGCAACTTTGCTTCCCTCAGCGTCTTAGCGTTGTCAAGCGCCTCGACAATGACACGCTGTTGCTTAGGCGTGACATTTCTATTCTGCATGAGCTTGTTCACGTAAAGAAGCTTTGCGTTGAACAGGTTCATCTCATCAAGCTGCCCGCGGAGGGAACCAACTGCCTTGCGGTAGTCGTGCAGCTTGCCGTTGAGAGCTCGATTTGAGCGGCTCTCGTTGACTCTTCGGCCGCGTGACGGACGACGTCGCGTGCGGCTCTCATTAATTCTTCGCCCACGGGACGCGGGTCGACGTGTGCGCCTCTCATTAACCGGTCGACTTCGACGAGCTCTTCGACGACTCGGAGCTCTTCGACGACGCCTGGACTCAACAAAGGCTCCGCCGCCCACTTTGGGGGTGGGGACTCCGGGATCGCCCAGCTCATCAGCCAGTGCATTGATGAGGTCGTCCTCATTGACCTCGAGGACATCATCGAACACAACCTCGCCGCCGTGGGCCAGGGCAGGGTCGGCAGCCGCTGCGCGGCCCTCTTCCTGCTCTCTGAGTCGTTTCATGCGATGGAGCTCACGACGGAGCATGCCCTCGTCGATATCGATGACCTCTTCCTCTTCGGGGACCTCAAAATCGATCTCCTCTTCAACATCGACATCGACATCAACAGGCTCTTCAATCTCAAACTCCAGGCTCAAGTCACCCAGCAGATCTTCGACCTCTTCCTGCTCATCCTCATCCTCAGGCACCAGGTTTAAAACAGCATCAAGCTCCTCGAGCTCTTCTGCCCCAGCGTCATCGCCTTCAAATAATCGATCAAATAATCCGCGATTGCGTCGTCTGGCCATCGTTCGTATCTCCCTAAGTACTAAATCGGCCCTCTTATTGAGGCCGTGTGCATTCGTCTCTACTTCAGTAAGTATTGCATGCTTACGTAAAGTCACTGCCTCACTCAACATTTTTCTGTAACAATTACTCACCATTGCGCGTTGGCGGCGACTCATACCCGAAAAGCGCCGATGCTCCAGCATCCTCCGAAGCCGACGAGCCTCGCCCATCAACCTGGTCAACCTCTTGATAACTTGACGTCCGGACATGACGTTGGGCTTCTTTAGCAGCTTGGCAAGGGCGCGTGCGCCCTCAGCGCTGAGCACCAACTCATCGTCCTCGAACTCTTCCTCGACGTCAATCTCTAGGCTCACCTCGCCGTCCGGTCCGACCTGTATGTTAACGTCGGCGTCCGGATCAATCTGAACAGTGGTCTCACCAGCGTCCGCCGGAGTGTCATATGCGATCGCATCAATATCGAGGATGTCGGGCACAGGTCCAAAATCAGTCGGCTCCTCATATCCACCCTCTTCGGGAGGCAGAAGAGACTCCGCGTCGAGCTCAATCTCGTCATCGATCACTTCCTCGGCCTGCTCACCCAGGAGCTGGGCTTCTATCAGCCTACGAATCTGTGGGGTGACAGCATCGACGATTTTATTTTTGGCATTCTGTTCTGCCATCTCTCTAAGCTGCTTTGCCTCAGCAATCGCTTCTTGATATAAATTTGTGGCCATGTGTTTTCTCCGGAAAACTCAAATATTAAATATGGCGTGATAGCAAAAACTCTTCACGAATCTAAATATTCATCTCGCACCCAAATTACTGGATGCTTTTTCCTCGCCGTGTATTAAGGCAATAACGTCCCTCAGCCTCTGCAGTGTGCGCTCATCCGAGTCGGGGATATCGTCTAAATTGTCAATGGGGTGATCCAACTCATCTGCGGCAACGACAGAAAGAGGAGGCGATGAAGCATATCCCTGATTGGAACCGGTAGCAATACCGTGTGTGCGAAAACCCACAGTGGGACCGGGATAAGGCAGCCCCGCGCCGACTCCGCCGGTACCATACCCCGTCCTCTTCTGATACATTCTTGGAAATGGGCTGGCCAACTTAGGATTTATAGCCATAACTTCGCCCAGAGGTCGATTACCACTGACATATGCAAATGGATCCGTGCTGGCACCGGCATAGGGATCTAGAGCGTGATAGCCCTGGTTTATCTTGGCAACGAAAGCGTCCAGCTCTACAGGGTCCAGTTCGTCTTCAGGCAAATCTATGTGCAGATCCGGCTCTCGATAGGGAAAGCGACCATCGCCCACCTGATCAATAGGCGGCTTGGGCACATCGTACACGGGCTCTAGGATTCCGTAGCCTAGGCCCTTTCTAGCATCATAACGGGAACGATAGTTGGGCGTCTTAGAGTTGAGACTGCCCGCAGAAAAATTCATGACCGGCCCAGTGGACTATTCAATAACAGACTTGCCCAACTTGTAATTACCCAGCTGCTGCTTAGCAATATTAATGGAGTTAACTGCAGGATCCCGCTCGGATCCTCCGACCCCGGATCCGAACTGGGAATTTGGATCAAGTCCAAAGCCTTCCGGAGGCGCCGGCAAGGCAGTCGGGTTCATATCGGTATCAGGGCCAACAGAAGCCGGATTGGGAACCCAGGGACTGGCAGGTAAGCCGCCGGCGCCGGTCTCGACGTCGCCGTACGTGGGTACCTCCTCTCCCTCGGGCCCAACAAAATCACGATTGAAGTTTATGATCCCGAACCCAGCCGGAACAATGCCATCTAATGCTAGTTTCTGGAACAAGAGTCGAATAGGAGCATCAAGCTCGCCGTTGTCTTTTAGTGCATCGATCTTTCCAACTGGACTGGATCCAAAGGACGCCTCAAGCCTTGCAGTATTAGACACACCCATCCCGCCATCAGTGCGTGCCGGATTCGTTGTTGTTAGTCTCAGTGCCATAACAGTCTCTTACCCCTTATATCTTGCGCAGCAGGCGGCGTTTGGCCCTTTTCTTGGCGCTATTAACTTTCTTGAGGGTTTTAATAAGTCTCCTCTCCTGAATCTTAAGAACCTTGAGGTGATCGATGTCATTTTCCAGGGTGTCGGCAAACCCATCTGCATCCACTTCGTCTGCAGACACCTTCTCAACGTCCTCAATGCCGGCCACAATAGGATCTGAAGTCTCCCTTATTCTACGACGTTCAGCCAAAACTAGACGCCGGAGCATCGTGGGGGTCAGCTTCCGGACTCTTTTTGATCTTCTCATTTGATTATTCCTCTGGTGTGATCACGAATCAACTATACATATTGCGCCGGGAGAGAATCTTAAGAGTTAGATGTTAAGATTTTTTTTCGCCAGCAAATGCTATAGCAGCCCAATTGGCACTGACCTCACCAAAGATCTCCATTGGATCAGCATCAGCAATTGCCTGTGCCGCGGAATCGCCGGCGGCGGCGACCTGTTGAAAATGGGATGGTACGCGAGACTCCGCCTGCAGCTGGTTCTGGAGGGTGGTCTCAGCCGTGTCCTCAAACAGGGAGGACATCAACGGATCAGCAGTCAACTGTTTGACCACTCCACTGACATTGTTGTCAAAAGAAACCAGGTCCGGAGCGGCCCTTCTGGCTGGTGGGTCTGGCTGCCTTCTACTCTTGGTCTTACGACGAGGACGGACGGCTTCAACCAAAGATGCATTCATATCGGCTGAATCGCTCGCCAGGCCTTCTGCCAGAATTTCTAGGAGGCACTCTTTAACGACAGATTTGAGCTGTCCCCGTGATAGCTTTGCCATTTATCCCAGCCCCGAAGAACCCGTCGTGAACAGAGGACCCTGCACCTGCACTGCAACAACCCTACCCTGGGCATCGCGGCGATCGACTGTTGTGGCCTGAGTGTACGTTGAACCGGTCAAGACGGGGAACTGTGATCGGTGCACAGTGGTCAGGCCGGCGACAACCTCGACGTCCGACGTGTCCGTTTCAGCCAAAAAGAACAGGTCCGTGCATCGGAGCTCGAGACGGACTGTGTGGTTTGCTCGATCTGGGCCTTGGCCAGGACCCGCGCCCTCAGCCTTCAAGATAAAATAATTCTGGCCCAAAAATCCAGTGCTGGGATTTGTGCCGGGTGCGGGGCCGTTGTTTGCCTCCCCAATTCCGCGCACGCCGTTCTCAGTGAAGCCCACCCGAAGGTCGTTGGACCCGATATTGCTGATCTGTACCCATCGAGTCACAAAGGGAAACTGAACTCGATAAGGGGTGACCGCCGCGGCGAGAGCAATCTCCGCCGGTGTGGCATTGGCTGCCTGGACTACCACTGGGACCTGGCCCAGGGCAACCGTCGTGCCCGTTGGATCAGCTGACGATGTCACATACGGCACACCCGAAAGCTGGTACTCCGGCACATTGTTGGGGCCGGATTTTGTCCAATTTAAAGCCATCTCTTATTTCTCCCAGTCCAAGATCTCATTGAAGATCCTATCGATCCTATCAGTCTTGGTAAAGTATTTCTGCAAGTCACAGTCCCTCACCTCAACGCCCTCACGCATCATAAATGCACCCGGGGTCGACGGCTCAGAGACGAAATCCCAACAGATAAGCTGAAAATCGTCCTGCACCACCTGATAGTCGCCGTCCTTCCTCGTTGAGCCGACACCCCTCGAGGAGATGCCCAGAGTAACTCCGGACTCAACCAGGCTCTGCAGGATCTTGCCAGCTGGAGTATCCAAAAGCTCGACGGCACCGTAGCATATGTCTCCATTCATATAGGCCTCTCGGACTATATGGGAAACATTCTTGAGTTCCACAACTGAGCTATCCGGATGATCGCACTCGCCCAGGGCCCTGTTCTCTTGAATGAACTTCTGGTAGTTCCTGACCTCGCGCTCAAGTATAGCCCGGGGGTATATCCTGCCGTTCTGATTCAGGGTCTCGGCCTTCTGTAGGGGTCCGTTGAGGATTATTTTTCCATCGTTGCGATCTCGAGACTCCTGGAGCTTGTCGCTGTCATACTCAAAGGCTGTCCAATCGGTGAGGAGTGTTCGACTCATTTCCCTTTCCCCTTTATTTCCTGACCCAATTTTGATAATAGCAAAAATTTTGCCAGTGAATCATCATCCACCGTGGCAGGATTAAACGATTTGATGTTCTCAACAACGTCGCTCATCTTTTCGTTGAGCACCCGGTTCTCACAGAGTCGAGAGTATTTTTGGAGAGAGGCCAGTGTGCTGCTCTTGACGGTGTTCAAATATGAAGTAAATTCTCCCTTGTCCTTTATAGTGTCAGTGAGCGCATACCTTCTAATAATCTCTCCCTGATCCTCATTTAATACTGCACCGTATTTACCATTGAATTTCTCTGTCATTATCTTGACCGTCAAACTGTTAACGTCCGGATCGCGTTGGTCTTTCAATGCTTGAGGCACGTGATCAGCCATCAGCCACTCCACTGTACTGTTCTCATATTGACTCACCCGAGTTATATCAACGTCTTCACTGGGCCTGCGCCAACAGTTCATCATCTGCTGAATAGTTGCGTATGATCGATAGTCCTTTACACGCTGATGATAAAATTTAGGGTCTGCGAGTTTATAGTTGATCTCCTTAATTAAAGCGCTCTTCTCAGCACGCAACTTGATCGGATCGTGATTGCGGGCCGCTTTCTTGGCCTCGTCAAGGATCCTGCAAGCCAGAGACTCTGAGCTGACCTTGGTCTTCACCAGCGCATTAAAAACACGAAACTCACCGTAGAGCTGCGTTCCAGGCTTAAAGTGCTTTTTTAATATTGAGACCGTCTTCTCTGCTGTCTGCTGATCCTTGTCAACCATAGCACAAGATATCTTGCGGAGCAGCTGTTCGTACAGAATCCCAACATTCCGCTTCTTGTTATGAGATTTAGACATCGCTAACTAAGTTTCCTTCTTCGTCAATTTGAATGTCAAACTCCTCCTCAGAGTCCGAGCCCGAACTGGATTCATTAAGAGTTGTCCTTCCTTTATTATCTATCCTGTCTGCGAGCTTATTCAGGATAGATTGTACCTCCTGTGTCATCTTCGCACTCTTTGCTAGCTGCCGATCCAAATACTGATCGACATCGACGCTGCGAGGAAGACGACTCTCTCGGAAGGGGTTGATTATAAAGTCGTTATCATAGGGTTTGTTCATTGTATCCTGACCGCGCGACGACTTTCCAACTGATGTCATACTCATAAGATTGGGCATGTGTGTGCTAGCCGGTCCAGAGGTCACCCTCCTAGACTTCTTTATCGGCTCATTAAAAACGTTACGTATCTGCTTTTGTGCCTTGGCCGGTGCTTCATCGTCATTTATGGACAACTTTATGAATTCTTCGTCCTCTTGCTCATCCTCGTCCTCATGTTGCGAATAGGAGCCGTCGGCCTCTGTTGCTATTAAGAGGTGGTTGGACTTCTTATCGCCTGCGAATAGGCCGCCAGCCTCATCGCCTCCAACCTCTTCGCCACCTCCGAGCTCTTCTCCACCACCAAAGAGGTCACCTCCGAGCTCTTCTCCACCGGCCGGTGCAGGTGGGGCACCCGGGGGCGGCGGTGCAGTCGTTGCTTCAACTGTAAGATCCAGCTCCTTGTCTTCAATCCGCCCCTCCTTAATGTCGGCAATATCCTCATCACGCAGGCCCAACACATTCTTTTGGATCCACCTCTTGTCGACTACCCCCTCAGGTGCAGCGCTAGCAATCTCAAATTTGGTCCGAATGAGCTCGAGCTTCTGCTGCTGGGCAATTGAGGACGGATTCGACAGCTTGATATCAAAATCAATCAAGTCCTCCCCTTCGTATCCGTGAGAAAAGAGGTGAATCATAGCCAATTTGTTTAGCTCTGAAAGAACAACCTTCTGAATGCGTTGTATGCTCCTGGAGAACCGAATATCCTCCTGGGCCAATGTAGCCTTAGAACCAATTTCTTCATCATAGCCCAGATAGGCCCGAGGAATCTTTAGGGCAGCAAACAGCTTCTTCTGAATGTACTCAACATCTTCAATGGCAGCTGTGTTCTGACCGCCGGCCAAAGTGTCAATTTTTGTTCCTGATTCTCCGCCGCGGACGGGCAAAAAATAATCCTCATCGACGCTCAGCGGGTTGTACCTCAGATCAACTTTTCCGGTGGTCTTATCAACAACCTGGTTCCTCTTCAAACTGGTCTGGGCTGCCTGAAGATAATTGGGCACATCCTCAGGTGGGACATTGCCGACGTCGATGTAAAACACCCTCCTCTCCGGAGCGCGAATAACGCGATAGACCAGCATGGCATCCTCTATGAGGATCAGCTGTCTCCATATGCGCCGCGATGATTCTAAAACTGAAGATCCGTACGGCAGAAAAGCGTCATTGCCCAGGAGCCTAAAGTGAGTGACCTGCCAGTTCTCGAGCACCTGATTGCCCTGTGTAATCCACCGAAAACGCACAGCAGAGGGATCTTCCGGGTCGAAGCCCTCCTCACGCTCAACCTCAGCTATAGGGATTGGATAGGCATTGATGACGCCGTACTCGGGTGAGACGTCATTGAAGAGAAAAAAATCCCCATATTTACACAGGTTACGAACCCACATGACGAGATTAAATTCAACGTTGAGCGTGTCATAGAACAGCGTCTCCAAGAGCTCCTGAATTTTCCTATTTTCGGAGTAAATATGGAGACAAATTCCCTTGTCATCAGTGGCAACGGTCTCCTCAGAGTATATGTCCAGAGCACTGGCAATTTCCGGAGTCGATTCCATCTCAGCAAAGTCGCTATAGCGACTCATGCGATCATACTGGCCATAGGCACTCAGCGTAGAATTATAGACATCATTGTGGGCCCGGCGAAATATCTCAAGAGCAGAAGATGCCCCAGGACCAGAAAAATTTCGGACCTTCCTTTTTATAGTGGGACCAGACCTAAACAGCTGCGTCAGTCTTTGAAATAAATTTTTATTCTTCTCTGCCATTTCGACAAACCACCCAAACAGGAACCAACATTATAAATTTAATTTTATGTGCCCCTGGTGTTAATAAATATCTACTAATACAACCACGACATGTCGCCATAAATAGTATTTCTCGATGCAGAGACCTCCGGAAGGCTGCCCAACACGCGTGGACGAAAAGGGTTTATCGCAATATCGTCCCAATCATTCATAATACTTTGATCCTTGCTCACCCCATTAACTGCAAAGGCCTCCAGCATAACCTTGTTGAGATCAACTGCGCCCTTACTATAAAAGGTTGATGTATCATAAAGCCATACACCAATGGCCAAAGCTATGACCAGATCATCATTCTTGTTTTTCATGGCCTGTGCTTTACTACCCTTCCAGATGAAAGTCTTGAGCTCCTCGTACAGTCGGCTGGAATATATTTTAACATGTTTATTCCGTATCACCTCTTCGAGTTTGGTGATGATCTGTCCCCGAGACTTAGCTGAAGTCGTAAATCCTATTTTATGCACACTGCTTTTACCAGAATACATGGCTGAATATCTGTCTCTCTCGTTTTTGTAATAGAGGTTGGGATACTTGAGCTCCACGAGCTTCATTATAACGGCGTAGCCATATGTATTGTTCTCTGGACACACAATTGCTTTGTTGTACCGCAGGCCGGCCTCATTCAAGAGAATTGCAAATTGATCTGGTGGTATTTTACCTCTATACTCTGCAACCACCTCAGATTCCTCCGTGTCTATTACGTGGAACGTTGAATAATCGGCGCTGTCTCCCCTCGAGACATCAGCAGAAATTATATACTTCCTTTCACTCAGGGCGTACTTCCACACCCACACATTGTTTCGGGGGCCCCACCTTTCCAATGGGTCCTTGAGTGACAATCTGACATAGTCCAAATCTGCCGCTGTGAGAAAGGTGTCGCCGCTAGCTGCAAAATCGCACATCAACTCCTGGGCGATTTGCTTGGGGGACATATTTTTAGTTTCGTTTTCTAGCCACACCTCGCCTCTGTCAGGGTGAGCATCCCACAACAGGCGGATTGCATTAAACTCGTTCTCTCCAGAGATTGCTCTCATATAAAGATCATAGTATTTTCCGCCCACCCCATTGGGCGTCGACAACACAATAGCGCGTCCGCCAGTTGATAGGGTGGAGTACAGTCCCATCCACAGCTCATCAAAATTCCGGACGAATGCAGCCTCATCAACGATAAGAAGGGACAACGCCTCCGAACGACCAGCATCATCGGAAGTTGGAATGGCCTTGATTGTGGAGCCGTTGCTAAACTCGAGTGACTGCCTGTTATTTGCAGTAAGCTCGGACAACATCATCCATTTAGGGAGGCCCCTGAGGGCGACCTTGACCTTCTTGATAAAGTTCATTGCGACGCTCAGCTTAGTTGCAATGACGAGAACATTCTTGTCCTTGTAGAATATTGCCAGCCAGGCCGCATATGCAGCTGTGAGCGTCGACAGGCCGAGCTGCCTGGACTTGAGAATTATATTAAATCGATGATCGTTGAAGTGCTTGACACACTCATCCTGGAATGGATAGGTGTCAAACGGCAACGTTCCCCGGGTGGGATGCTGAATTTTAACGTACCGATTAAAGAAATAGACGGGATCCTTGCCGCACTTAACTATCTCCTGTATCTGGCGCTTCTTATTTGTGGGTGCCATTAATTTTCTACTTCGAACTCAATGACTCGACGGTAGTAGGCAATTTTTCTGGGTGTGATTGAAGTTGCTTGAACGAGCTCAACGCTGTCCCTGTTTAATACCTCTCGAAGCTTAAGGGTGCTGTCCGACAATTCACGAAATTGCTTCTTGACCGCCTTTACTTTATCGTTTAAGATCTGGTGTGATTCCTCCTCCAGAGCTCTCATCTGTTGACTGAGCGCCCTCTCTGAGGCAAAGTGCACTATGGTGGAATACCTAAGCACCAACCTATTATCCTGCAGGCTGTGGGTAATATTTCTTCCGCCACTCCGAGCCCAAGTATTATCTAAACTCTGGCCGAGGGCATTCACCTGTTGAAATGTTAGCATGAGATATCTCCATTCGTAACACTAATTATCGCGCTGAGTCCTAATCTACTTGGTATATAGGGGTCTTGAATCTTTTAATGAGCTCGAGTTCGATATCTTCAAGAGAAGGTCGCCAGCCCTTGCTCCATTCCCGCCTGTTGGGCTCAGCCCAAATCATTGCACACTCGTTACAGCACTCGTGGATGCGATAAGAGTTGGTGTCTCTCTGATCACGCAAGAGATATCTGCAGACCGGACACTCAAGCGGAATGCGGTCAGTCGCTTCTGCTGGTTTAACCAACCAATAACCTAATTCTGCTTTAGATATTAGCCTAGTGGAATCCAGAGGCTTCCAATCCCTAATTTGACTCTTCGAAATTGACATGACCACTCAGCAATTCGCCTATTCCCTTAATTATATTTGCTAGGGTGATGGCCACATCCCGCTCTTTAATCATGGATGATGGCTCACGGCGCCCGCTGAGCGCATCGTGAGACGAAATAACGTAATTCCTGAGATTTATAAGTGCATTAACATCTTCTTTAGTCATTGAAAAAAACTCCTTTCAATAATCGTGCACCCCACACTGTTTTTGTAAAACCGGGTTAGTTCCCATGTGCAGTCATCTACTTGAATACTACACTGGCATCCTTGCCATTGCTGGTAATATCCAACACATTATCAACCGAGTCTTTAATGGCATCAACGTGGGATATCACAAGAATATTTTTAAACCACTTCCTCAGCGAATCCAAAAGGCGATTGCAAGCCTCCACATTCATTTCATCTAGGGCACCGAAGCCCTCATCAATTATCAAGAGATTTGCTTTCGGCAATGATGAAATATTGATCAGAGCGACGCGAATGGCCAGACTGGCCATCATTTTCTCCATACCGCTAGCGCACTCGATAATGCGGCGTGAATCACCGTAATTGATGTACACGTCCATGGTATTAGAAGTCGTGCTGGCCGTCAGCTCCACGGTAAAACCAACCACTCCCTGCAATATCTTAGAGATTTCATCATTGATCAGTGGAAGTTGATACGTGATAATCTGTAGGGGTATGCCCTTCTTAGAAACAGCATTCATGAACAAGTCATATATTCGCCACTGGGCCAACAGGCTCTTGTATTTCTCTTTCTCCTCGCGAAGTTTTACAATATCACTAGTCAGGAGGCCGATGTCCTCCGACAGCGACTGCCTTTCGACATCAACCCTATTAATAGTTTCATTCAGCTCGTTCAGCTCTTTCTTAAGGGTGTTGATCTCCGAACTGACATCATCGCCGGCTAGCCTCAAACGCATATCAACCAATTCTGACTCAGCGCCCTGGATATATTTTTTCATCGACTCCTGTTTGGTAGTGTACTCGTGAATCTGGAGACTCAATTCTGACCTCTGCAAACGTGCGTCGTTTTCCTGCTTAAGAATACTGTCATATTTTTCAAGGTTTTCCTGCAGGTTTTCTGCCCTGAGAGCTTTGAGTGCATTTCGAACAATGCGCAATTGAGCAGTGAGTTCCTCTATCTTGACCGACTGGGCTCCAATCAACTTCTTGTTTCGGTGAGAATCCTTAATAAATTTGCACGTGGGATACTGATCTCCACAGGGGACGTCCTGGAGTTTCTTGATCGATTTTTTTTGCTGTTTTAAAAGCGTCCTTTCACGCTCCTGTGCATGCTGCAAACCTTCAGACGTCCGAGTCAGATCAAGCTGGGACTCATAGCGCTCCTTCAGCTCTGTGTGCGGAAATTGGTCCCGTATTAAGGAAATCTTTTCAATTTTATCTCCGACCTGATTAAATCTGTCCGTGCAGCTCTCCAACTTGGTCGACGCATCTTTCAACTGTTCCCGCCCCTCGTCAATCCTCTGTTGGTGCTGATCTAGATCGGCTTTTGTTACCAGGTCCCTGTCCTTGTGCGTTGCAAATGCAATCCGATAATGTTGCTGTTTTTTTCTTAGGGCCAGCAAGCTAGCTTCGGCTTCGGCGCGCCTCTTAATCTTGGAACTCTTTTGGCTGAACTTCTCCTGAATTTTTGATTCCCACTCAGTGTCCGGTGCACCCTTAAGCGCCACTTTAGTTGCCATTGAATCTTCTTTGGCATGCATTTCCATCTGTTCGAATACGCCCAAGTCCAGAAAATTGGCCAGTATCTCTTTGCGCTTAGTCGCACGGTGTTTGATGAAGTTATTCATCTCTCCCTGGCTGGCTAAAGAGGTCATTAAGAAATCATCGGCAGTTCCAACCATACCACGAAGCACTTTCTCTGTCGACCGGCGCTGCTCCTCTGACAGGTCCTTTAGAATCTCGCCGTTTGAATCGATCCTATACAGGTTGAGGTGTGTGCTGGCATGCATATGCCCCCGCCTGGTCTGGTGCTTGACGGACTGCCTCTCAGCCCGATAGTTCTGTCCCTTAATGTTGAAATCAATAGTAGTTGCACAGTGGCCCTTTCTCGTGTTGATAACATGAAGATTTTTAATTGGGCCCCTGTCGGTCGTATTAAAAAGTCCATACATCAGAGCGCCTGGGATAGAAGACTTCCCCACTCTATTCTTGCCAAATAACCCAGTGATGCCAGTCATTTTCGAAAAATCAATGACATTCCCGCGACCATATGCAAATACATTATCAAAGGCTAAGCGCTTTATCGACCACTTGGTGTTCCGAGTCGAAGACTCCTCGGAGCGGGCTATTTTGGTCATATAATCGATGATTAACTTATCTAATTCCTCCCACTCGCCGTCCTTGATGTCTGATTTCGAATAATACTCTCTTATAAGCCGCTGATGGGTCTTCACATCGCGCAGGTCTTCGCTAGCAAAGGAACTTTTAGAAGTCCTTATAAGCCCAACGTCAATATCAAAGTCCTGTTTGAGAACAACCTCACTGGCAGACTTAAACTCTCTGAGCGCACGATAAAGCTGTTTGATCTCCGATTGCGGCACTGGATTGGGAATGCGAATCCGAAATCTCGAGCCGTCCTTAAATTCCTCAGATGCATCCAGGGTTTTTTCAACACTGCC